GGGGTTTTCTTTTTCGACTGGAAGCAACGCGGCATCCTTCGGCAGGTCATGGTGTGGAACAAGGATTCCATGGTGCTCGGCCACAGCGAGTATCACTACAAGCACGAGCCGATTCTTTTTGGATGGAAGCCTGGCGACCGATTAAAGAACGCCGACAGAACCAAGACCACCGTCTGGGATTTTCCAAGACCCAAAGCCTCCCGCGAGCACCCGACAATGAAGCCGGTTGAGATGTGGGCCTACGCTATCGGCAACCACACGAAATCCGGCGACACGGTTTACGAACCCTTCAGCGGCAGCGGCACAACCATCATGGCTTGCGAGCAGCTTGGAAGGAAAGCGCGCGCCATCGAGATCAGCCCCTCCTATGTTGCCGTTGCGATCCAGCGCTGGGCAGACGCCACCGGAAAAGAACCCAAGCGCCTCGCATGACCCCCGCCGCCGAAGCCCTACGCGAACACCTCCGCTCGATCTACGCGCCGATTGACCGGCGCACCGTCACCGAGTGGTGCGCTGACGAGGTGATCTTGAGCGAGCGGCAGACGCAGATGCCCGGCAACTTCAGCACACGCCTCACGCCCTACCTACGCGAGCCGCTCGAGTGCTTCGGCGATGTCGATGTTTCCGACCTCGTGCTGGTCTTTGGAACGCAGACCGGCAAGACGACGATGGTGCAAGCAGGCACCGCCTGGCGCATCGTGAACAAGCCGCAGCCGGTCGTGTGGGTCATGCCCACCGAAGGCCTCGCCCGATCCTTCTCCGAGACGCGCTGGCTCCCGCTCTTTGATGACAGCGCCACGCTCGCCGCTCAGAAGCCAGCTGACCGGCACAAGTTCAAAAACCTCGAGCAGCATTTTTCGCGGTGCTCGCTCGTCTTCGTCGGCAGCAACTCCCCGGCAAACCTCGCCAGCCGCCCCGCCGGACTCCTCCTCATGGATGAGGTGGACAAATTCGCCCGCGAGACCGACCAAGAAACCTCCGCGCTTTTCCTCGCAGAGAACCGCACCAAGTCATTCGTCGGCGCGCTTCGCGTCAAGACCAGCACACCCACCACGCCGGACGGCGCGATATGGCAGGAATACCAGAAAGGCACACAGGAGAAATTCATGCTCGAGTGTCCGCACTGCCACGAACGCATCGAGCTTTTGTGGGAACAGGTGAAGTGGGACACCGACGCGAAAGTGGCAGGCAAGTGGAACATGGCCCGAGTCGAAGAGTCCGCGCGCTACATTTGCCAGCGGTGCGGAGGCGAGTGGAACGACGGCCAGAAGATCGAAGCCCTCCAAGACGGCAAGTGGCAGGCCACAAACCCCAGCGCCCAGCGCGGCTTTCGCAGCTTTCACCTCAATTCCCTCTACGCGCCGTGGCGCTCCTGCACCTTCGGCGCGCTCGCAGTGAAATTCCTACGGGACAAGGACACGCTCAACGGCCTGCAAGATTTCACGAACAGCACGATGGCCATGCCGTGGGAACAGGTCGAGACCAGCATCGGCGACGCCAACATTCTCAGCCTGCGCGGCGACTACACGCGCGGCACCTGCCCCATCGAACCAGCGCATGTCGTCACCTGCGCCGACATCGGCCAGGATAAGCAGCACTGGACCACGGTCGCCTTCGACGCCAACGGCCAGAGCTATGTCCTCGACTACGGAACCACGCTCACCATCGAAGACCTCCTCGCCGACTCGCCCCGCCGCATCTACCGCACACCCAGCGGGCAGGAAGTCCGCCCCGAGTGCGGCCTCATGGATTCCGGCTTCGCCACCTTTCGCGTTTACACCGCTTGCCAAACCAGCGCCGGATTCTGGCACGCCGCCAAAGGCTCCGGCGCAACCTTCGGCAGCCGCATCGGTCGCACCGTCATCGACGACTTTCCCGGCGTCGTGCTCTACACCTTCGTGGACCACGCCATAAAGACGGAACTTTTCATTGATCGCATACGAAATGGAAAGCCCCCGCTCGCCATCCCGCGCGACACCACCGAGGACTTCCTTCGCGGCATGAGCGGCCAGCGCCTCGTCCCCCGCAAGACCGCAACCGGCCAAGAGTTCGTGTGGAAGAGCGTCGCGCAAGATCACTACATGGACGCCGTGAAACTCTGCCATGTCGCCTGGCACATCTTGAAAAACTGACCTGTGAAAAAATCCCAACTCTGGAAAATCTATGTGGCAAAAAATCCCGCTTTCGAGCGAGATGGAAATGTTACTTTGTCAACGCGCGGCCTGCGCAAGCTCTTCGAGCAGACATGGGACTTGGCCTACCACGAAGGCGAAGAGGAGAACGAACACGCGCCGGTCACCGACTCAAAAGGCGTGGATGACCTCATGAAAATTTTCGGCATGTCCTGATCATTTCGGTGCGCTCACCGAAATGCTCCCCGAACTTTTCCCCGAACTTTTCTCCGAACCTTTTACCTGAACCGCCCGCCGAGCTGGTGTTCATGCGGCTCCGCAAGCCTCCAAAATTATTTTCATTTTCTTGAAAATAATTGTTTACAAAAATCAAGTTTGTGAGAAACTCATCTCAGGTCGAAGGCGCAACGCCGGAGACGAAAACCAAAAACCAAAATTAAAATTATGACTAAAAATTACATTCTGCGCGGACAACTAAGCCCCGGTGATGCTCAGGCCGTTTTTCGTGATGAAAACGGAAACTCTGTCCAAAAGCTAAGCCAGGCCAAAAAATACAGCACACTTGAAGATGCACTAATCGAAGCTGAAAATTTGGATTTGCAGGCTGAGCAACTATGTCGAGCCGGGAAACCTACTGGCATTCTTTGGACGGTCGCTCCAGTTAATTCTAAAGCTGGTTATTATGAGGCTGAAGAAGAAAATTAAATAAAAATTTACAGCTAACTCCAAACCAAAAAACCCAAAAATCAAATTATGAAAACAATGACCAATCGCCACGACTACCACACATATCCAACATCCAAAGGCATCTTTGTCTCGATTCATCAAGAAAACACCTTGCGCGAAGACTTTGGCCCGTTTCACACGCAACGCGAAGCCAATGCTGCAGCCTACAAAGAATGGCGCAGACAACAACCAACGCCCTCAAAAAAATCAGCAAAATGAAAACCGAAATCAAATTCAAAACCATCGGCACACGAGCCGTCGTCTCAAAAGAAATCACCCCCGCGCAAGCTGCCGAAATCCTGCAAAAGAACCCGACCCTCACCCAAGTGGACACACCGGTCGGCTACTACCCAAGACCATGAGCAAAAAACCCACCACCCACGGCGGCGCGCGCAAAGGAGCCGGGCGAAAGTCAGGCTCTGGAAAAGGCCGAACCTATGTTCCAAAAACCGTGGCGATGTCGGAGAAATCCTGGGACAAACTCGACCGCCAGCGCGGCGATCAGTCACGCGGGAAATACATCGAGAGCAAGCTGTGAATTGCGTCAGAAAAACGACCACAATTTTCTGAGTCAATTTTTATGACTTATACCTCATCCGGTATATACAAAGTATATCTTTCTTGCCGTATATCTCAACGGGTATCGTTGAAAAAACAGGGTCGTTTTTTCACCAAGTTTTTGAAAGAAAAAGACACCAGAATTTCCGTCAAAAATATGTTTAGAAAAGACCCCGCGAAATCAAGCCACACTTGAACTGCAGCGCAATTTCTAATCTTTGACTCCCCCGCCTTCATGCAGGCAGGCGGACACACGACCGGAGCGACATGCAACGGTGGGATGGGCGGTCATTCATGGCCCGAGACTCCCGAAAGCCCACGCTTGAAAAGGAAGCGCGCACCGTCCCTGCATTCCTCCCCCTCTGTGCTCTCTGTGTCCTCGGTGGTTAATCCCTTTTGACACGCCCGCCGAGGCGTGACCGACCTCGACAAAATCAGCGGCGTTAAGAGCTACCTCCGCCGCACCAAGACCACCGCCGAACTCCAGGCACTCGCCGATGCGGCTTTTCTTTCTGCGTCCGAGGAAGTCGTCATCACATCCATCTCTGGCGACGGCACCGCATCGAGCGGACAAGTCTCCTTCCCAAAGTGGCTCCTCCTCCAAGCCCTCGAAGAAATCCTCTCCGAAGGCCCGAACGGACGCCAACTTTTCAATATCGCTGACCGCTCCCGCTACGGCACCGCCGTTTGACACGCCCGCCTCGGCGTGTCCGCGAAAATCAAAAAATCAAGTTGGGGAGGCAATCGCCCCGGAGCAGGCCGCCCCCGCAAGCTCGACGCTAAAGCCGCCGCGTTCGAGGCCGCCCAGCCCTCTCTAAATCGCGGCCTCATCTGGGTCCCGACGACCGACCCGAAACGCGAACTCACCGCGCACAGCCGACTTGAAATCCTCAAAGTTTCGCGCTGGCTCTACAACAACGCCCCCCAAGCCACCTACATTGTCGAACACCTCGCCCAGCGCGCCATCGGCACCGGCATCGTCGTCCAACCCAAAACCTCGAACACCGAGTGGAACAAGAAGGTCGATCAGTATTTCGAGGACCGCAACTGCGCCGAGGCGTGGGCATTCGACGCCGGTGCACAGGTAAATTTTTATACCGCCCAAAGTCTCATCCTTCGCCAGGTCGCCATCGACGGCGACTTCTTCGCGCAATTTTTGAAAACCAAAGACGGCGCGGCCCGCGTTCGTTTCCTCGGCGGCGAGTCCATCGGCGGTGCCGGATCATTCGCGAGCGACTCGCACGACGGCGTCATCCTCGACCGCTACGGCGCGCCCGTAGCCTACACGCTCAACAACGAAGACGGCCTCCGCGTCCCCGCCGAAGACATCCTGCATTTCCGCCACATCCGCCGCCAAGGCCAACCCCGTGGCGTCTCGTGGTTTCACTCCGCCGCCGCAAACCTCCGCGACATCAGCGAAATTAACGGATATGTGAAGGGCGCGTATAAGGCCGGCGCTCAGATCGGCTACATGGTCACGAGCACCGAAGTGGCCAAGATCGGACTCGGCGCTGGAATGAAAACGACCAGCAACGAAGTCGGCGACCTGACCACCAGCGACCTCCCGAACGGCATCCTCCTCCCACGCCTCAAGCCAGGCGAAAAGCTCGAAGCATTCAAAAACGACATCCCCGGCCAAACCTACGAAGCCGTAATGCGCGCCCTCCGCTCCGATGTCGCCTTCGCCATCGGCCTCCCACCCGAAGCGATGATGGTCAATGTCGGCCTTGCTGGCACCGAGCAACGCGCCGTTTTGGAAGTCACCCAGAATTTCCTCGAGCGCCTTCAGCAGCAAGTCATCGATCAGTTCTGCCGGCCGTTTTACAAATATTGGCTCTGGCACGAAATGCAGGCCGGACGCCTCGAATATCCCGGCGACGACTGGTGGCGCCACGAATGGCTCGCCCCGCGCAAGATCACCGTTGATTCGGGCCGCGACGCCCGCGCTTACAGCGAGCAACTCGACAAAGGTCACCTCTCCCCGACCCGCTACTACAACATGCTCGGCCTCCGCGCCACCGAGGAAGAGGACGATGTCATCGACACCTACCTCCGCCGCAAAGCCAAGTGCGACGCCCTCG